GCTGAATGGCCTTGCCTTCGTCGATACCTTCGATGCGGCCATCGTTCAGGCCGCCGCGATAGCCTGCCCAATAGGTAAGGCCAACAAGTACGATCAGAACGATCAGTGCGCAAAGCTGAATTGCTGTCATGTGCTGTGTACCTCGGTAGAGCCCGCCGTCAGGATTTTTGGTGAGAGGCTGGCGGCGGGGTGTTACTTGGGGATTAGTTACAGGGTGGCTTCGTACAGCGGTACTTCGCCGATTGCGCTCTGGATCTTCTGGCGAACGGCGTTGTAGGCCTCTTCAAGCACTTTGTCCGGGCGTACCAGTTCGAACCACATTTGCAGGCGGCCTTCCAGAATGCGGTAGCGGAAGCGGGCAGGGACGCAGAAAGCGTCACCACCGAGGAACGGTTTCACGGCGATGAAAAATTGTTCAGGGATGCGCAGTTGGCCTGCTTCGCCGGCACGCCCGTCGATTTCTTCGTTGTAGGTCAGTTGAACCTGGCCGTTGTCGAGGCGGGTGCCTTGGCGGAAGGTGATGTTTTTCTTGGCTTCCAGGGTGCGGCTGATTTCCAGCATGTCGGCAGGGCTTGGGTCGTTCGCTTCGTTTGCGCGCTGGGTGATGTCCCTGACGTTCTCTTCGATGAACTCGGCGAACGTTGCTTGATCCATGCGCTTGCGGTCGTTATCTTTCCAGCGACCCCACTCAATGCTGGTAGGGCAACGGTACGTGGCCACGTGGTCGCGCCAGGCGGGGGCGGTTGGCTGGTGGTAGTCGATGACCGCCAAGAAGGTTCGGCCTTCGGGGCCGTTGCAGAACACTGCAGTCGCGGCATCGGCGAAGCGGTTCACGTATGCAATGAAGGACTCGGCATCAAGCACGGTGAGTTTCTGGCGCGTGCGGGTAGGGTTCGGTAGCAAGTGCTCAAGGGAGTGGACGCCCACGCCGTCAGGAAGCAGGGAAACGGGTGCTGCCAGCCCTTGATGATCAATCGGTTTGCCGATCGCCTGTGCGAGGGTGACCAGTTGTTGAATGGCTTGTTGCATTGGATGTGCTCCGCTGGGTGCTGCTGTGGTGAGAGGTTTTCGAATCTGGCGTTACGGGCTTACCTGGCGCAATTTTTCCGGTACCGGGTCTTCGCTGACTGTTCGTAACGGGAGGTCCTGTTGTCGTGGGTCGCGGCGGGTCAAGTTGCCCTCGGGAGTCAGGAAGAACAGCGATGTGCCGCGAGACAGAATCGGTTCCTTCGCTTTGACGTCGGCCTTGATAGTCATCTGGCCGCTGCCATCAGGCTTGTAGGTGAGCTTGATGGTCAGTTCACCGCCCTTGCCGGTCTGGCGGATGGCATCGACCAGGCTATGTTGGGTTTCGCTTAGTTCATCAAGTAAGCCTCCGGCCTCGATGTCCCGTAACGTGTCGATGAAGGGGCGAGCTTTGCTCATGTGCTGTGCCTCATTGAGTGGATGTTGTCTGCCCCTGGACGGCAGGGGCACCGTTGAATCAGGCTGCTTCCTCCTCCGCTTGGGCGTCGAGGAAGGCGGCCAGGTTGTGCAGGTACACCACCGGTTTAGTCCGGACTGACCTGTGCAGGTGTGTCACGACCAAAGCAATGCGCCCAGCCTTGATCTCACTCAGCAGGTAACGGTCCGTGCGGATGTGCGAGAAGTACTGTTCCCGCACTGCCGTCAGAGACGGGCAAGGTGTGGCGAACTGCTTGCGAAGCTGGTCGAGGGTATTGCTCATGCAGCGACCTCCCCGAACCCCTCCGCAGGGGGCACCAACTTGAGGCGGATCAGTTCGGCGAGGCTTTCTTTGCTTTTGCCAATTCCGGCGGCGCAGACGTTGCCTTTTGCATCAGCGACAACGGCGCCGAATGGATACTCGGGCGAGTTGGTCGGAGTGACATAGGCAACTTGGCCTTCTTGAATCACGTTGTTGATACAGCGAAAGACCTCGGCCAGTTCCACTGTGCGGCAAGGCATGCTGTCCAGCAGGTCAATCGCTTCGCTCGCGGCGCCGATCAGTGTGGCGCGGCTGACTACGCCCGGGCTGTCCAGGTAGATGGGGATCAGTCTCAGGGCACCGAGAGCCTGGGTGTAGGCATTGAAGTAGTTGGTTTTCATGCGGCGGCGTCCTTGTGCGTGATGGTGATACCCAGCTTCTTGGCCAGCCATTGCACGCCAGCCTCGGTGACCATCACCACGGCATAATGCTTGTAAAGGTTGGTGGTCCCGATTTGGACGCTGCGCGGATCTGAAAACAGATTGCCGCCACCACGGTGGTGGCTGGCAAGGTCGCCGCTTTGCGTCAGCACGTGGAGCGCACGCAGTTGCTCGCGGAATTTCCGGGGTTTGAGTCCGAGCACTGCGGCGGTTTCGTCCAGGGTGCGGTTCATGGCGCTATCCTCAGGCGACTGCTGCACGGGCGTGCAGCGTGTCCACGATGTCGTTGACGTTCGTGAACAATTCATCGAAGGAGCCATCGTTTTTCAGCCGCAAGTCGCCTGGAGCAATCTGGATTCCGTTTTCGCTGCTGTGCGTTTTTACGGGTGATGCCACCACGCGATCCATGTGAAGTACTACACCGCCGCGCTTACGGATGAAGTCCGCTTCGTTGTTGAACCGAACGTCGCTGACTACGAAGCCACGTGCGGTGTCGTGGGTGCGTGCCAGTAGGTCTAGGTTCTGCGCGGCCAGTAGCAGCCACAGTTCAGGGTGCACGTTGTCGCGGCCCCACTCTGTGCCTAGGGACTGCATTAGTTCGCGGGGTGAGCGTCCCAACCATGGCAACGCTTGTTCCTTTTGCTCGCCTTCGAAGTCACACGGACTCAGGTTGAGGATGTGCATTAGGCCGTCACGCAACGGATCAGCGAACGCGTAGGACTGGAATCCGTGATTGTTCACCAGGTGTTGTGCCGCAGTGTCTTTGCCCGAGCGAGCACGCCCAGCAAGGCCGATTAGAAGTGTCGTCATGCCGCGTCACCCCCGATCGGCGAGTGGCTGTCATCGGCTGCGGCATTGTTGAGAGCCTGGATGGCCTCGGTGCGACCTTTGTGGGTGGTGATCACCAGTAGGCCGGTGCGGCGCTGGATGGCTTCTACTGCTGCGCGGCTGCTGCATGCTGCTGGGTGCAGGTAGACAGGGCAGCGGGTGTTGCTGTGCTGTGTGGTTTGCATGGTTCGTACTCTTGGTGAGAGGTGTACGACGCAAACTATACGAATGCTCATAATTTGAGTCAATGCGTATTTGCATAATCAGTATTGTAGGCGTAGAAAAACCCGCTCTCTGGCGGGTTTATTTGGAGTGTGCAGATCTGGTCATCACAGCTGCACGGCTAAGCAATAGGCTAGCCCCCTACGCCGCCACCTCTCCAGATGACTCGACCTAAAATTGGCATTTCATGAATGGCCTCCTCGGAGACCGGTTCGTCTGGATTCGCTATTTTGTCCTGGTTGTCACTTCTTATGACCCAGGTACCAGAGAGCTGCTGAGTCAGTCTTTTTATGCTGTTGCCACCATCTGGTCGGCGGATTACATAGACTTGTTTGTCTCTCGGCTCAGTCTGCGACGTGTCGAAAAGTACAACATCCCCCTCAAAAATGTACGGCTCCATGCTGTCGCCGTGGGCATAGATCACGAATAGATTTTCGGGTTTTGCTTTCATTCGATGTAGCCAGTCACGCTTAAACGCTAGTCCCTCGGTGGTTTCGACGTGTTCATTAAGGTAACCGTATCCACAGGATCCTTTCGCCGTAAATTGTGGAATCAACGCGTAGTCCGTTGCGCTTGGCGAGCCGGTATTAGCCGCCTCGGTTCCGGAGCCGAAAAGAAGCCAGTCAGGGGTGACACCCAGAGGTCTGGCTAGTGCTTCTACAGTTGGCTTTCTAGGGCTTGAGCTTTCGCCTGATAAAATTCTGTTGATCGTGGGCTGTGGGACCGACGACCTACGACTTAGCTGGCTCTCGTTCAATCCAAGCTCACGCATCTTGTTGCGAAGACGCTCTGAAATATTCACTGGCGCACCATACGTATTCGAATTATGCGAATTGTATTGCGCCCAGTTATACGTTTTTGTATGATTTGTTATGCGAATGTTCATTGGGGCAGAGTCATGACAATTCAGGAGATGCTTGCCTATCTAGCGGGTCGAGGATTTTCTCAAAAAGCGATAGCAGATGAGGTCGGATCAACGCAGCCAACTATTCATCGAGCAAGTAAAGGGGCGGGGATTTCTTACGAAACGGGGAAGGCAATTGAGCGCCTTTACCTTCGTGAAAAAGAAGCAACTGATCTGAGTTAGGCAGCTTTAAAGGGTGCTGGTCTGGAGCCTCTCACCATAAGAATCCTCCAGCCCAGCGGTGGTGGTACGCAGCACATACCGTACCGCCACTTGAAACACCGGCCTGAAACCTCTCACCAAAGAAACTCCAGGCCGGAAGCAACGAGCTACACAAGATACATGCAAGTCGCTACATAGCGCGTCGGCCCAGGACCTCTCACCATAAGAATCCCCTGGGCCGACTGGAACGATGAACCGTGCTGCACAGCACGATTCGCACAGCACATCGGTCGTGGTCGTAGAATAGAGCGTGTTGGACTCTACGGCCACACCGTAAACAGGGGATTTACGGTTATGAGTCGCACAGATCTTTTGCCGG